CTTCGTCAAATAGTGGTAGAATATGTCAATTGTCGAGAAGAGTTGGTCACGCGAACTAAGTTTTCAGAATGCGTTGCGAATATATTGTCTAGATGATCAGTGGCGGTCTCCTGTTGGAGCGACGCTGCCTATCAACGACTATGTTGAGCAACAGTGGAAGGTAACACCAGCTGAGTATAGATTGAGCCCTTGCTTTTTGTGTGTTGCTGATTGGTGCAGAGTGCTCTGTCTGTACATGAATCATGAAGGAGCTAGCCGAGAGATTGAGGATTTCTTGGCACAGGAGGTGGAAGATGTGCTCGCAGAGGAGTTCATCGTTAACCACACCATCTCCAACCCCAAGGTGGCGTCAGACGAAGTGGCGTTCACCACTTCACTGGTGGTCTACAGTGAAGGGGTTAAGAGTGGTGGGGGTGGTAGTGGCGTTGGTCTATCTGAGACTGATACCTATGCCATCAACACCGACAAGGTGGAGGTGCGCCTGCATCGGAGAGTGCGCCGTAAGGTTCAAAATCTCTATGCAAAGAGTGTATTGGATGAGGTTCGCGTTAAATTTGGAGTTCCAAGTAATACTGAGTCCAATCGCTTGGCAATCCGACGGTTTGCGTCCGGTATTATGCAGAAGCATGGTGTTAGACCGACTCAGATCAGTAAGATGTTGCCATTTATAGTTGAGGTGGCATTTGTCCCAAGTGATGCGGACATACATGCTGCTGAGTGGGGCCGCTCCCTTGCTGCAGTAAAGCGTAAAGACGCTTACTGTGGCAACGGAGGCCGCAAGCAATGGTGAGGGGGTTTGGCAGTGGTCACTGGTGTAAGTCACAAGAGTAATCTTGTGCATCCACAGCTCAAAGTGACCATGGGCCAGACTCCTTGCCGGGATCGATCACTATACATCGTCGGGGGTGTTGGAACTAGTGATCGGTCCCTAAAAATTAATAACCCTGACATACGAACGTTGGAATGTGCTTTGTTAGAGAGGATGTATTTTTGCGATGTGGGTGGGAAGTTCGAGAGTCCTCCCTGTCCAAGTGAAAATACTATCAAGTCACGATTGCAAGTGTTTCGTAATAGACTGTTAAGAAAGGTTGGCAGACCCTCCAAGATTTCCCCTGAACAATTTGTTGAGATGTATCGCGGACGGAAGCGTACCATATACGAGCAGGCTGTTGCGGAGTACAGCGATTATGGCGTTCTGAGAAAGCATAGTGTCAGTGCAGCGTTCGTGAAGTGCGAGAAAGTTCCGATTGGAAAAGCTCCACGTTGCATTCAACCCAGACATCCAGTATACAACGTCGGGTTGGGCTGTTACATCAAACACATTGAGCATAGAATGTATGCAGCAATTGGAAGTGTGTTTGGTGACAAAGTGACGGTAGTCAAGGGATTTAACGTCCAGCAGGTGGCCAATATTCTTGTGGCAAAGTGGGATAGCTTTGCAGAGTGTGTGGCAGTTGGCTTGGACGCTACGAAATTCGACATGCACGTGAGTGATTCCATGTTGTTGTGGGAGCACTCCATATATAAAATTATGTACGCCCATGATCCGGAGTTGGTTAGGCTGCTTGGGTG